GCTGAGGCAGCAAAAACCGCCGCGGACACCGCCGGAAAATCAGCCACCGCCGCACAGCAGGCAGCCGGATCAGCCGCCGAGAGTGCGTCAACAGCATCATCAGCGGCCCAGACAGCCACCACCGCCGCGAGGGAAGCGGCTGAGTCGGCAACATCGGCCGCCCGATCAGCGGAGACGGCAAGTCAGAAAGCCACGGCCGCGGAGACGTCAGCCAGCAACGCGGCAGAATCGGCGGCAGGAGCGGCAAAGTCAGCAACGTCGGCAGGAGATTCCGCCAGCGCGGCAAAAGTGTCCGAGACGGCCGCAGAAGAGGCAGCACAGACGGCACAGGAGCAGGCGGAGAGGATTAAGGACAGCGCGGAGCAGATCGAGAAGAACAAGGCGGGGGTGGCGGCGCTGGCAATTGAGGAAACTGTCGCAGGGGAGGATATTGTCATTACTGATAGCGCCGAGATGCCGCTGAAAAATTTGAAGCTGTTTGGAAAGTCTACGCAGGTAACAACGACAGGAGCACAGCTGATTTCAGTTGAAAATGGTCCGCTCACACAAGACGGAGTAACTTTCAGTTCAAAATACGGAAAAGCTACTATTGACGGTACAGCAAGTGCAGAGACGATGCTTACAATAAGGAGTGCTTTGACTGTACAAGAAGGAAAAACATATACAATTAGTTGTACAGAATTGGCGGGGATCAAAGATGTTGCAATTTACAGCGATATACTAACAGTTACAAAGAATAGTCCAACGGCAGTGGCAAAGGCGACTAGAATAGTAAGTGTATATGTGTACATCAAAAATGGTGCAGTATTCAATAATGCTGAACTGTATATTACTGTGGAAGAAGGTGATACGAGACATCAATGGGAACCTTACACTGGTGGAAAACCTTCTCCTTCACCGGACTACCCGCAAGAGATTGTATCAGTCGCACATCCTGAAATTAGATTTTCGACAGGTACATTGTATGAAAAATTAACTATCAATCAAGCGAATTGGCTTGTTGAAAACATTGATATATGGCATGATAACAAACATTTCGTTTTATACGATAATTACGGAAATAATAGCAGTATTAGACTTGTCGTTTGTACTTTTGAGCAGGGGACAAATAATTATCCTTGCACTTTTGTAAGTACAAGTGGTGCTATTACATCTGGAAGGTACCAGCTTAACAGCTTGAAAGCGTATAAAGATAAGTATATCTACTGTGATAGTTTAGTTATTACTGATTTTTACAATACATCGGATGTAATTATTGCAGACAGCAATGTTACCGTCGGATTGCCAGAAAAACATAGCCATTTTGCACTTCCGTATACACTAAGAGCAATTCCTGCGAGATCAGGCGGCAATTATACAGACGAAAACGGTCAGCAGTGGATCTGTGACGAGGTTGATTTTGAACGATGTGTTTATATACAGAGGGTAGGAATTTCTGATATTAAAGATATAACCCTGAATCCGGTGCAGGGCGCAAACAATGTGTTTATATTATCTGGTAAAGCAGTAAAAAAGTTTGTAAAGAATGCCTCTGCAAATATATCAAAAATCATGTGTGCATACTTCGGCAATGATGGCTATGCATGGGTCAGTAAAGAAAATTGCATATCTTGGAGTGGCGGTACAAATAAGCAATTGCGGATATGTACAGAAAATCAAGAAGATGTGGTGAATTTCATAAATTCAAATGGAATTCAAATATTATGCGCATTGGAAGAATCTGTCGAAACACCCCTAACTGCCGATCAGATTGCAACCTATAAGGCCCTCACGACGCACAAAACAACAACCCTAATCAGTAATGATGCCGGGGCAGACATGGAAGTGAGTTATGTAGCTGACCCGAAAACCTACATTGACAATAAATTTGTGGAATTATCGCAGGCACTTATAGCTTCTGCGAGTGAAGCAGAGTAAGAAAGGAGAAAAAACATGGCAAAATTCAGTTTGAAAAAATTTGTAATGAAGACCCTGACGGCAATGAGAGATGCCGGTGAAGATGAGTACAAAATCATGCAGTATGCTTTAAAATACTATGAAAAAGGCGTGCTGACAGATGACGATCTGGCAGAGGTCGAAGGTTGGTTTGAGGTGCAGGAGGAAGAAGATGAGGAAACCTCGGATTTAGAAGAGTTTCCGGAAGAGACTGAAATAACTGAAATTTGACAGGGTCGCAAGCAGACACGGCTCTGTTTTTTTTAGTAGAAAGGAGCGAGGCTATGAACCAGATCAGGGCAAAACCGTAATGACGAAGCTACATATATATTATATTGAGAGAATTATTCAGAAAGAGAGGATATGCAAATGAAAGTAATTGATTCATATAATGCCCTTGTTGGTGGTATTGTTGCCGTATTGACATACATCTTCGGAGAGCACTGGATGCTGTTCGCGCTGTTCCTGGCCTTCAATGTGGCCGATTGGCTGACAGGCTGGATGAAGAGCCGCATGGCACACAGGGAGAACTCAGAGGCCGGCTGGAAAGGCGTGCTGAAAAAGCTCGGATACTGGATCATGATTGCCGTAGCTTTCGGTGCCAGCGCAGTTTTCGCTGAGATCGGAAAGACAATCAACGTAGATCTGGGAGTGACTGTGCTGCTGGGCTGGTTTGTCCTGGCATCACTCTTAGTTAATGAGATCCGGTCTATCTGCGAGAATTTCGTGGAGGCCGGCTATAAGGTGCCGAAGATTTTAACGAAGGGCTTGGAAGTAGCTGAAAAAGTCGTGAATAAAGATGATGATACAGGGGACGAGTGATCGTCCTCTTTTTCGTACAATGAAAGGATGGTTTACATGGGAACTTTAAAAATCACAAAAAATTATCTTACCAATAACCTTTGCTACCAGCGGGGAGTCACCTGTGAGAAAATCGGCATCCAGATTCACACAATCGGCTGTGCACAGGGGACGGCACAGAGCGTAGCAGATTACTGGAACCAGGAGGCAGTGCGGGCATGCGTTCACTATATCTGCGATGCAGATGTGCCCGGCAATGTACTGCAGTTCCTTCCAGAAGAGATCCGGAGCTGGGCAGACGCCGGCTGGGGGAATAACAACCTGATTTCGATTGAGATCTGCGAGTCAGATTATATCGAATACCACGGCGGGGCAAGTTATACGGTTGACGATGAAGCAAAATTCAAGGCAGATATCCTGCGCGGCTACAACACCGCAATCCTGCTCTGCGCGAAGATCTGTAAGGAACGCGGCTGGGATCCTCTGGCGAAGCTTGGCAATGGGATGTACCTGATTTCCTCCCACAACGAAGGCCGCCTGGCTGGCCTGTCCTCCGCGCATGTGGATCCTGATCACGTTTGGAGCCGCTTCAACTTGACGATGGATGGCTTCAGGAAGGCCGTGAAAGCGGCGATGAACTCCGAGGGCGGCCCGTATTACGTCCGGAAGTCCTTCGGCAACAAGGAAAGCCAGATTGGCAGCTACACTTACATCGATAACGCCAAAAAGGCTTGCCGGTCCGGCTATCATGTTTATGACAGCAATGGCAAGTTAATTTACAGCGCACCGGTCTTTCAGAAAGGCATCCGCTACCGCATGCAGACAGATCTCGTCCTGCGGATGGAACCGAAAGCTTCCGCACTGCTGGTTCAGTACGATACGATTCCGGCCAGCAAGAGAAAGTATTTCAAGCGTGGCGGCTCCGGCGAGGTACTGATCCGGAAAGGTACCGTGGACAAGTGCCAGGGCGAGGAGCAGATCAGCGGCCGGGGCGTGTATATGAAGCTCACCCGCGGCTGGATCCTGGCACAGTATCAAAACAAAAACCGGGTGGCGAAGGTATAAGAAGAGCCTCGGCTCATCACCGGGGCAATACCACAATCTTACCTTATTATAATGCTGAACGTCATGTTACTAACTAACGTACGCCAAATGGGGTTATACAGTTAGTAACATGACAGGTTAAAGAAAAATCACCTCAGAAACCTGGTTATTTTCGTCGATACAGATTTCTTTGACGATAGAGTGCCAGAAAGCCCGGCGGTTTTCAAGGGTCAGGGAATCGTACATGGCCCGGAAGTCCTCAGAAAGCACTTTTTCAACCTTTGGATATTGCTTGTTGATTTTGACAGGCTCTGCCTCGGCGACTTCTTCCAGTTCTTTTTCAAGTTTGACGTATTTCTGGTTATACTCATCAAATTCGATTCGGCCGAGCTGGAAGATCTGGTTCAGGCGCTCCATTTCACTTTTGATTTTCTCCGGGGACCGCTGCTTTTTGGCAGCGGTTTTTTTATTTTCAGAGACGGAAGAGCAGCGGATCTGGAAGGCAGCATACTCGGAGGCGAGATTATTCAGAAGATATTTTTCCAGGAGTATCTGGCTGATCTGGTGGGTATATGTACAGGTGTTACTCAAGAGAGCCTTATTGCAGCCATAGTAGTTGTAAGTCTTTTTGGCACCGGTCTTCCGGTTTGAGATCATCTGGCTTCCTCTGGAAGCCATTTTGGTTCCACAGCGAGGGCAACGCAGCAGACCGGAAAAAAGATAGACCCGGCCAGAGGGAGCGGTTTTAATGTTGTGGCTGAGAGCTTCCCGGATCTCAAGGAGTTCGTCATAGCTTAGGTAGGCCGGGCAGTAATTGTAATTATCCCGGTACTTCCCGGCGTAGAAGTCGCTGCTCAACATGGTTCGGAGCTGGGAATAGGAAAAAGGAATATGGAACATTTCCTGAATATGAAGCATAGTCTGGCGTTTGGCCCGGTGCGTTTTGATATACCGGAAAAATTCTTCCACGATGGGAGCCTCTTCTTCGGTTTTCACGATCTTCTTATCCTCGATGTGATATCCCAGGGGAAGGTTCTTGTCACCCCAGACCGGCCGACCGTTTTTAATCATACTGTCAACAGTGAATCGGATACGCTCTGAGGTGGTATCTACTTCATTCTGCCCAATGGACAACATGATGTTGAGATTCAGCCGGCCTTCCCGGGTGTCAAGGTTCATATTTGGTTCGGCGACGGCGATCCAGCGGACGTCATGGGCGTCAAGAACGTCCTGGACTTTGTAGAAGTCAGAAACGTTTCGAAACCACCGGTCCATCTTCCAGAACAGGATCACGTCGATCTCTTCCTGTTCAACGCTCTGCAGGAGCTCACGGATGGCTTTTCTTTTTTTCAACTCTTTCCGGGCGGTCTGCCCTTCATCGGCGAAGGAAGCAACAATACGCATACCATGTGTAGATGCGTAAGACTCCAGGTATTCCTTCTGGGCCTGGAGAGAATATCCGTGGAGAGCCTGTTCAGCGGTACTGACACGGATGTAGCTTGCGGCGCGAAGAATTTTGGTCATAAAATATCATCCTCCATGTAAAATTGTATAAAAAAGAGTACAAAAATAGCACCTATACAGGTGCTGGAGGATTGTGGTATAATCTTCTTGTCTAAGGAGAGATTATACCGGCCTCCGGGCCTGCATAGTTTCCATGAAAACCGTTCCTGTTGGCGCAGGGGCGGTTTTTTATATAGTAAAAAGCACCCATACAAATACTTGCATGAGTGCTTTTCAACCATAATCAATATGGTTCTCTCCGTAGAAGTATATTACTACAAAGAGAAAAATATTGCAAATACTTGTAATCTATATTTTTGAAATAATAGTTTTAATGGAGCGTCAGATACCCGTCATATCATCCTCATTATCATATCCAGGCATGTTATACAGAACAAAAGTATTTGTTTTGAAATTATCACCTGTTAAACCAATGATGATTTCGGAACCATCATCAGCAGTCCAGATACGCCAGAACGTTGCATGGCCACATGCGGCTGCGAGTCCCCAATCCGATTTGTCATCTTTATATAAATCGTTTTTCCACAAATCGTATTTTTGAGGTTCACCGTATTTTTTACTATATAAATCTGCTAGATTTTCAAAATCATTATAGTATCCAGTGTAATCGCTATGTTTTTCAGTAATGATATATTGCCCGCCTTTTAATTTATTTTCCTCATCAAGTTCAAAACATATATTAGCATCATAAGATGAAACTTGACCATCTACAATAATAAGGCTACCATCGGAGACGCCATAGTCTACATCTTCGACCATATCGGAAGTAATTTCTTTCTGCTTGATTTCATCCAAAGAAGTTCCCCAAGCATATCCTCTGAATGTAAATGCGCTTGTTGCGGATTCTGTGGAAACTTCTGTTTCTGAGTTTGTATCAGGTTCAGATATTTCGTCTGTTTCAACTATAGATTCGGTTTTATTATCTTTTGCTGATTTAATGGAATCATAGATTTCTTTATAGCTATCATTTAAATCGTCAGTATAGGAACATAAATGGAATAAGGCATAAGAAAGAGTGTTCTCACATTCAAAAGCCTTTGCAAAACATTCACTTCCGTCTGATAATGTCATATGGTACTCATACATAGCACTGTCTTTTACAGAACCTTCGTCTTCAATATCAAGACCGCTGCCAAATACAAATTTTGCAATACACATTGTTCTTAAATAAGAGTCTAAGTAAGCTTTTCTGACAGATTCATCTTCCGATTCTTTGTAAGTTTCATAAGATGAATCACTGGTTTCGACACTGAGATAGGTGTTGTAATCATCGTTTGGAATATCAATAGCGGTTATAATAACAGAATAGTCATCCCCTTCTGTCACGGTGAAAATATCATCATCATAAGAAAAAGAGAAAACGTCACCATCATAGGTAACTTCATCAGCGTTGGCAGTTAATGGAAAAGCTAACATCGTAGCAAATAAAAGAATTATCGTTTGTTTTTTCATAACCATTTCCCCCTTTACATTTTATTCCAGGATATTTTAGATCAACCAGGAAAAAACTATTCTCATGAAGATCTTACTGGAAAATATTATGGTTAAAAAGAATCTTTCTCTCCGTCAGGCATCACTCCTGACCAGAGTCCCGAAATCTACAATTGACGATATTGTAGCCGGGCGAAAAAGTCCACGCATGGACGTAATGGAGAAACTGGCCAAAGGCCTAAAAGTGAGAATATCAGATCTCTACGATTCTCCATACAAATGATAATGCAGCTGGCCAGGCAGGCCAGCTTTTTGATTGTTTATAATCCGAGTTCTTTCATCAATTCTTCATGAGAGATATAAGGCTGATATTCCGGATCACCGGCTTTGTAAGCTCTTATAGCTTCCAACTCTTCCGGGTCCGGCTCTACCTCCTCTGCATTATTCAAAATGAAAGTGCCCTGGATCGGATCCCATACTTTCTTTGAATATACAATCTGAAACACTTTAGACCTCCTTATTCTTGGTCATGATCTGCGTTCAAAAAGAAGTGTCCGAGATCTCGGACGATTGCGAAAATCGCATAATGCCCTCAATTACCAATCGTTTCCTTTATTGTAACTATTTTACAGAACGTGTGAAAGTTCTTGAAAACTATAAGGAAAAGTTATATTATAGGTTCAAAGAAACAAACATATGTTCGGAGATAAAGGAGGGTACATATGGATTACAAAAGAAGGATTATTGAAATGTTGCAGCAGATAGACGACGAAAAGGTTCTATCATTTATCTACAAGATCATTTCCAATCTATTGGACTAGGGCTCGACCCTAGTCCTTTTTCTTAGGATCTTTTGTAAGCTCTTTCGCAATTTTCTCCAGTACCGCCCATTCGCTTTCATCCAGCTTTGATAATGTCAGGATCAGGCGGGTTTTGAATGAATCTTCTTCCTCTTTGAAGAGGTCAGTGGTTAACTTTGCGATTTCATCATCTCTTGTTATAGGAAGAAACATTTCTCCGGCTCCGGTACGGAGCCAATCTTCGTTGACATTAAACTCTCTGCATATAGAAGTTATTACAGCATCGAGAGGAGTTCTTATTCCTGCCTCATATCCAGCTATGGCAGCTTGTTTGACACCTATTCGTTCTCCGAAATCAGTTTGGTTTAATCCGAGTTCTTTCCGTAACAATCGAATTCTGTCTTTCATCGTATTCGATTCACCTTCTTTCTGAAATGGATTATAACACAAAAAATATAACGTTGCAATATTTTTTATAAAAAAACTTGACATTTTAACAACGACGCGATATTATGATATTGCAAAGCAATACAAGAAGGACGAAGAAAGGAGTGAAAGTATGTCAGAGAAAGAAAAGCAGACGCTGGATGAGATCTCAAAAGCTGTTTCCGGAATGACGGAGGCTGAAAAGGCCCGGTTCCTCGGGATTGCTGAGGGAATGTCAATTATGAAGGATATGAGTCAGAAGAATCTGGCAGACCAGAAAGCCGGATAAAGGAGGAGTGAGAGATGGAAAAGAAAAAGACTGAATGTACAATCAAAATTCCGGTAGATGTTGCAGGGCTGGATTGTGCTATCGAAAAAGCGAAACAGCTTGTTGCATTGCTGAAAAAAGCAGCAGAAATTCAGGCAAAGGAGGGATGGATGATGGATAATAAAATCTATTTCCTTTGCGACGGAGAAAAAGAAGATTGCAAGAGAACGTACTGCTATAAGAATACAGATGACGAACCATGCAAACGGACGTCAGATATCAACCATGCTAAAAATTTTGAAAAAATGCGATATGGAGGATATAGAGAAAAAGAAGACGGAAAAACATGGGAAGAAGAAATTGAAGAAAAAGAGCGTGGGCGCAAACCTGAAAGGAATACGCCCACAGAAGATTAAGGATGAGGAATCTTTGAAAGAAAATCCATAATTGAAGCGGCCTTGTCAGATACGGCATTTTCACAATCAACAATAGCAGCATCGGTTAAGCGACACTTTAGAATGGTCATTTCTCCGTAATCATTCTCTAAATAGCCGACTCGTCCTAGTTCACGCATGGCTTCATCTACATCTTCAACAAGCATTTCAGGACATAAATCGTCATGTATATTCTGAACGGAGTTGAAGAAGACTGCTTCATATTTGGGCTGTCTTACTTTTCGGCGGGATTGGTATTGAGAATATAAAGCGTGAAGAACAGTAGCAGCATCTTTTGAAATACGTTCCATAAATAATTATTCTCCTTTCTTTCATACTCGGCTCTGGCGGGAGCCTGTAAGGACAGTGTAGGAGATGCAAAAAGAGAAAGCAATAGCGGAAAATGGAAGGGGGCTGGAAGATGGATAATAAAGTATTGTTTCTCTGCGACGGAGAAAAAGAAGATTGCAGGAGAACACACTGCTATAAGAATACAGATGATCCTGTATGTGTATGCAGACATACGGCAGATATTACACATGCGAAGAATTTTGAAAGAAGAAAAACGGGAAATTACATGGAAAAGCCGCAACACATGAAAAGCGCTGCGGCTGAGGGAGCTAAGGAATAAAGTTTGAAAGAAAACTTAAAATATCTTTTGCTCCGTTTTTGAAACGGTTTTCCATGTAAACGATACAGGAAGAAGTGATGGATATTTCAAATAAAATATTTTCACCTTCATCCCCATCAATATAACCATTTCTTTTAAGTTCCCATACCATTTCATCGACATCTTCAAAAGTTTTTGTTGGGCAAAAATTTTCGTGGATGTCATGGGTATTTCCGAAAAATGCGGCATCTGACTTTGAATATCCAGCGGAACGTTTTTCAGTGTATCGTTTGTACATGGAACAGATAAGTTTTTCAGAATCACGGGTAAGTGGTTCCATAATTGGTATTCTCCTTTCCTTTAAACTCGGCTCTGGCGGGAGCCTGTAAGGACAGTATAGGAGAAAAAGAATGGGAAAGCAAGAGCAGGAAGGAGGTGTTGAACGGGATGGATGAAATGGTTTCTGAAATTGACAAAGTTATAGAGAGAAAATATCAGGAAATCAGAGAAAGCGGGAGAGTATACCGCGGGATAAATAAACTCTATGATGATTTATGCTTTGAAAAAACGTATTTAGCAATGTATGTCAGACGAAAGATGATGGAGCTGGCAGAAGAAAAAGGCGATCTGTAGTAAGACAGACTAAGAAAGGAGCAGAAAAATGCTGATCAATGTAAAAGGTAAATCAGAAGCGTTGCAGGATCTGGAAAAAGTCAAAAAGCTGATTGATGAAGCTGAGAAGATTCTGTACCGCGTACCAACAAAAATTGAATTTGAGGTAAACGGCACAGAGAAGGCACTTCCGGAAACAGAGCAGAGGGCTGGAGATGAATAATAAAAACACTGTTCACTTTAAAGGAGTGGACAGTGTAAGGGTTTTATCTGTAATTGAAACAAGAACCACCATTGGTACAGGAACAGATACAGATCTTTCCCGACAGCTGATTCAGTATTGGGATCTCGAAGGAAGACTATTGGCCGAATATGATCCATGTAAAGCTGAGTTTGAACGGCTGATCGGAGTTTAAATGGGGATTAACCAGAAAGGAGCTTTAAAAATGAAAACAGAAAAAGAAAAGGAAGAAGACGAAAAACTGATGAAAAAGGCAAAACGTGATAGCCGTCAGGCAATCTACATTTCACTGGCGGCCATCGCAGTTTCACTTTTCAGAGTTGTCGTAGCATTTGTGAAAGCCTATCAGCAGTTAAAGTAGCGTAGGCAGAAAGGTTTGTCATGATAGAAAAAATAAAATTTTTCCTTCAAGATGCGGCCATTCCCATTATTAGTGGAGTTGTAGGAAGTTTCATAGGGATGGGGATAGCGAAGTTGTTAGGAATATTGTGATTAGGGTTGTGATGATCGCGATAGCGATCGGTAAGACAATTTGTAGTAAGGCAAATTGCGGATTAAACCATTGTGTCGCTTCAACGGCAATAATACCTTTTGACGAAATAGAAAGAAGATCGCACTCTTCACCATCATCATCGGTAGTCCGAAGGTATTCATAAATACCGGAACATATTTCACGGATATCAGATACTTTGAATTTTTTCATAACCCATGCTGCAGTACGCGGCTTTTTATAAAGGTATTTGAGAAGTTTTAGTTGGCGCTTGGTCATAAGAAAATTTCCTTTCATTCAAATTGGGGCACAACGTCACCCCTTTCAGAACAGTATAGGAGAAATAAAATCGAAAAACAAGAGCAGAAGGGAGATATAAAAGGTGGATAAGAGGAAAAATTTCCCGAGTAAACCTTATCAGGAATTTTTGGAAAGAGAAAGAGTTGCAAATGAAATTGTCGATTTTGTGGCAGAAAAGTATAAAATGTCAGCTTTTGAATTTATGGCAATTTTGGAGATTGCCAAAAACAAAGGGCTGACACGATGCACATTATAGGAGTGGCAAAGATGAAAATTTTGTTGGTTTCAAACAATGCGAGAAAAATGCATGGTTTGCCTTTACACAGAAAAAAAGATAAAAGAAAGAGGTTTTATACAAGGTGTAAGGCAGATGAAGAATTTGATGCAATTTGTGATTGGCTTGACTGGTGAAGCTGGAAGGAGAGCAAAAAGTGGACAGAAATGAAATGATGGCGGTTATTTCTGAATTACTGTCAGTCCTGAACAGTAAAAAGGTGAGCCTGGTAGATGCCGAGGCAATAGCGTATTTGTTTCACAAAGAAGTAGAAGAAAAGAGTGCCACGCAGCTTGATCACTATAAGAAAACGGGGACTTTCCGGATTGAAGCAGAAGGAGGCGCAGAAGATGAAAAATGAATGCGAGCCATACCTGGGGATAGCAACTGATCATGACGACAGGGGTATTTGCGATGCGGAATTACGACTCATCCTGCCGAAGGCTGCATGGGAAGATTTTCAAAAACAGGAATTTTACAACCAGCTCATGGAATGGTTTAACTGCTTGAAAAAGGGCTGCAAATATGAGAGCAAGGAAGTGCCCAAAAAATCAGTAAAAACCTATTTCCTGTGTAATGGGAAAGTTCCAGAGTGTAAATACGCCGAAGGGTGTTTTCAGAACGGCGGAAAATGCAAACGTACGGCTCTTATTGATTATGCAAGAAATTTTGAAAAGCTGACAGAGGACCGTTACAGAGAAAAGGAAACAGAGACAATCCGTCCCACATACCATTGTAACGGGAGGTGAGCGTATGGATATGGAGAAGATTATCAACGTGCTGATCAAACTGATTGAGGAACAGGAAGGCGTGAACATTTCCTACACGCTGGAGAAGAAAGAAAGCGCGTAACGGCTGCGGAAACCGCCTTAAGGCGGTTGGAAGGACAAGCATAAGGGAAGAAGGTGAAGAGATGAAAGGCATAAAAACAATTTATGACGTGGGAGCCCACGAAAAGGTCATAAAAACAATTTATGTCATCCGGAATACCGCAACGACCTTTATTTCGATTGCGGTAGCCATAGGCATTACGGCCCAGGGAGAAGTGAGAACCGGTCAGCGGATTGTTGATGCGATTTTACTGTATATTTTCATGAAGTGGCTGTCACTGGACACCTGGGACTATATCCGGCAGCTGGTTCGGAAAAGGAGACGGTACTATGACAGATGAACAGTGGAAACGGTACATAGAACTTGTTCTTAGAAAAAGCGATCTTACGGTGGATGCAATGCAGGCAGAATTAAAGGAGCCACCGGCAGAACTGAAAGAAGTCAATGAAGAGTTGTCTCGACTCCGGCCATTAGCGATAAAAGACGCTCTCAGAAATTCAAAAGATGAAGAATTTTGCAAAATAGCAAGGGATTTTTTAAAGGAGACAGAAAATGAAAGAAGTAACCATGGAATATGAGGTCTCATTATTAAATGCTGGAGATGTGATCCAGGCCCTGCAGAATGGAATGAGTATGGTCTTGAATCATGACAATAAAAACATCCAGCGGATTACGGGATATGTGAAGTGCCTGAGAAATATGGGGCTGCTGAACGAAAAGATTTCATCTGTGGAACCGGATGTGATTCTTGTGGATAAAGATGCCATAATCCGTGCGTTGGTGGAATACATAAAGAATCCGGATGACGAATGGGCGGAAGGATATAAGCTCTGCCTGCACTACTTAGGCATAATCAAATAAATAAAAAAGAAGCACCAGTAAGGGCTGGTGCTTCAAAGTCCGAAGACGAAAAAAACATACAAGTACATAATACGCCTTCGGATGAAAAAAGTCAAGAAAAATGCGGGGTTTCGCCCCGTTTCAAGCTCGATACAGCGATTAAACTTAGACTCCGGGGGTGAAAAAAATGTACATAGAAAAGACAGTGATATGCGGGTCCGTGAGGGAGGTCGAAAAATATCATACAAGCCGTTATAACCAGAAAGGAATCAGGCCAGGGAAAAAGGAGAAGCCGACCAGCGAACAGATGAAGAAAGTCAATGAACGAAACGCGATCAAGAGGCTTCGGCGTCTGATGAATACCAATTTCGGCCCAGGTGATTACCATACTGTGTTGACCTACACGAAGGATCAGCGGCCGGACCCGGATGGAGCGAGGAAATATCTGAAAAAGTTCCTGGGAGATCTTCGGAAGGAATACCGGAAACGGGAACAGGTTCTGAAATATATTATTGTGACGGAATGGGAAGGAAAATCCATTCATCACCATATCCTGCTGAACAATATTTCCGGGACGGACAAACTGATCCAGAAGCACTGGCCCTACGGCCGACCACACAACACCTGCCTGGACGACTCAGGGAACTACGGAGATCTGGCAGCTTATTTCGTGAAAGAGACTCAGAAAACCTTCCGGGAAGCAGACAATCCGAACCGCCTGCGCTATAGCTGTAGCCGGAACCTCAAAAAGCCGGTGGTAAAAGTGAGGATTATCCGGGCCAATACCTGGAGAGAGGACCCGAAAACGGTAAAAGGCTATGAGCTGGTGAAAGACTCCGTGAAGAGCGGCGTCAGCGAGGTGACCGGATATGGTTATCAGTATTATATGCTTCTCAGAGTAGATAAAGAGCAGGAGCAGAAAGGGAAGAAACAGAAAAATGAAAGATTACAGCCTTGAGGGCTACATTACGACAACGGCACGGGGACCGGCTCGGCAGACCGCCCAGTATGGCTGGGTTCTGGAATATGTTGATAGTCGGGGAGATCTTCGGACAAAAGAGGGGTTCGGAGAGGCCCAGGGAACAAAAAATGCGATAAACATTAAGGCTCTCGGCGATATGTTGTCACACCTGCGCCGCCCGTGTCGGGTACATATCCATACGGACTGCCGGTATCTGGAATCTGTATTCAAGAATAACTGGCTGCCTTCCTGGGCAGAAAAGAGCTGGAAAAACAGCACAGGGCAGGAAGTTAAGAACAAGGACGGCTGGGAAGTCGTCTGGGAGCTGGCTGCAGATCATGAATTGACCGTAGCTTATGATCCGGCACATCCTTACCAGGGATGGATTTTGCGGGAAATCGAAGGGAGGGCAAAAACGTGTCAGACCTAATGTTTCCTAAGACTTCCGGGAAAAAGAAGCGGAAAAAGCATGCGAAAAGCATTATGCAGCCAGACCGGGATAAGCATTGCTATCTGTGCATGTTACTCCATGAGGATTATCAGGAAAAAAATGTGGAGGAGCATCATGTAATCCCCGGGACCTGGGGCCGGCAGAAATCAGAAGAACTGGGCCTGAAAGTATACCTGTGTGTGGAACATCACCGCACTGGCCCGGAAGCTGTACATCAAAATATAGAGATGAGCCGGATGCTACAGCAAAAAACCCAACAAACCTATGAACAGACCCATTCACATGCGGAATGGATGCAGGAGATCGGGCGGAATTATGACATAAAAACAATTTAGGCACCTTCACCAAAAGGTTAATATATCACACGCACCAACAAACCATGTAACAAAGGGGCGGGAAACCGCCCCGGAAAGGAGCGGGATGCGCGACACGAAGCTGACCAGGGCACAAGAACTGGAAATCTGCCAGCTCTGGGCCGGAGGAATGACGCAATCGGCCCTCTGCAAGAAATACCACATAGGAACGATTCGATTATGGCAGATTATTGACAGGCATAATGCGAAAAGCTCAGAAACAGAGAAAGAACTTGAAGGGACAGAAAAAGGCAAGAGTGAATTTGCCCAGGGCTGGGATATTGTAACAGCGGCGATGAGGGGCGAGATCAGTAAAAGAACAGCCCGGAGATTCTGTAAGGGAAAAATTTCATACGAAAAAGCTATGGAGGAAATGAAGGATGAGAAGAAAAGAAATTGCTGAGATCAGGAAACAGTTCAGCCTTGAAAATTGTAATATTACCAGAATCGATACTACTCTGATCACACAGGGAGAAATCACGACACGACAGCAGCAGACGTTTTTGAATCTGGACGACGATGACCTCTTGAAGTATTTGGGAATCTTCAAAAAGACACTGGCCGGAAAACTCGGGAAAAATCTGCTGAACCTCAAATTTCGCACACCGGAACCGGAAATGTCATGGGGATTTCTGCAGCAGATCAGAGACAGCGGTTTGAAGGATGAGGACCTGATCGTATTGGCCACGGAGTCCATCAAGAAAAAACTGGACGTGAAAAATAACTGGTATATCATCTGGATTCGCGGCGTTTATGACGTACCGCAGCGGGCCAAGGATGGAGAAGAGCTGGAAGACAGTGAAGATGTATATGATTATATCATGTGCTGCATCTGCCCGATGAAGCTGACCAAGGCGGCCCTGGGGTACAACGAAGAGAAAGACCAGGTCAATTCCCGGCAGCGGGACTGGACGGTAGAAAATCCAGAATATGGCTTCCTTTTCCCTGCGTTTGACAGCAGAGAAGAAAATCCGAACGCCTTGCTGTATTACACGAGAAAACCAGATATCCCAAATGAAGGACTGCTCGAAACACTGGGACTGCGGCCAATCGTACCGCCGAGTACCCAGCAGGAAACATTCTGGTGCGGAGCCAGGGAGATGATGAAAGAAAACTGGGGTTTCAATACGGTTATGAGTATCTTGGACGGAATCAATGAAACAATCAGCGTGTATGCCGGCATGGACCAGGAAGCGAAACTGACGATGACTGATATCAAGAATATTATGCATGATGCCGGGGCGCCGGAGGAAGAACTGGAAAAACTCACGGCCATTCCGCCAGAACAGTGTCCCAGCGCTGAAATCCTGACAAATTCCAAGAAGATCGAGATCACAGCAAGAGATATCACCATCACCCTGCCACCTGAAAACTCAGGAGCTGTAAGGTTTGAAGAATTTAAAGGTGATCAGTGGATTTCTATAGAGCTGCAAGGCGATATCAAGATTAACGGAGTGAGTATCAGGAAGGAGAATGAAGATGACGGAGAGCGATTATGAGCGTGGCTACCAGGCAGGCCGTGAAGCAATGAAACGGGAAATACTGGAGCATATGCAGGTGTGGTTGAGCAAGAAAAATGAATGTAATGAAAATGGCAGCAGGGTAGCGGAGGAAAAAAGAGATGGACAATGAAGCAGCAGAGTTAAGCACGGAAGAATGGAAACAGCGAAAGAAGGAAAAGAAGGCCCAGATGGCAGCCATGCAGGCCTTGCCATACGAAGTGAAAGTCAAGCGAGCAGAGTTGCGGGCACGCGAGTTTGTAGAGAAGCTGGATGATATGGGATTAAAGGCTCATGTCAGTGTAGGAGGTCTGGACAGTATCGTTCTTTTACTCTTCCTCCGGAGCATCGGAATCAACGTTCCGGCCATATCGGTATCTTCTCTGGAGGACAAAAGTATCCAGCAGATACATAGAGACCTGGGAGTGATTCGGATAGCATCCGGGAAGCCAAAAGTACAGATCTTACAGGAATATGGATTTCCGGTCATATCAAAAAAAATAGCTGGCAGAATAGACACCTTACAGAATCCAACAGAAAAGAATAGGACTGTGCGGCATGCAATCATCACGGGCGAGTGTGGGGCACAGGGACATTACGCGAAAAACAGCCGGATGAAGCTGCCGCAGAAGTGGTTGGAGTTGTTTGCCGGATACGAAAACGAGAATGAGGGTGTTAATTACAAGATCGCGCCGTTCAAAGTATCAAATAAGTGTTGTCTGTACATGAAAGAACAACCCTGTGATGCTTGGGCGAAGGAACATAATAGCCGGCCTTTTCTTGGCCTGATGGCTTCGGAAGGTGGACAGAGAGAAGAAGCATTGACAGAACATGGATGCAATTACTTCGGGAAGAATGTGATCCGGAGCGCCCCGTTTGCACCGTTTCTACGGCAAGATCTTCTCCAGCTGGCCCTTGATCTGCACGCACCGGTTCCAGAAATCTACGGAACAATCGAGAGAAAAGAGGACGGAACACTCTATACCACCGGGGCCCAGCGGACCGGCTGCTCCATGTGCGGTTTCGGAGTGCATATGGAACAGCGGCCACACCGGTTTGATAAGCTCAGAGAACGGAATCCGAAGGAATGGGAGTTCTGGATGTACCGGTGCTGCAAGGACATACAGACGGGTGAAAAATACGGTTGGGGGAGAGTCCCGGATTA